ACCGTTCGGATAAGAGGTACGAGCTATCGCTCGAAGCTTTGGAGCTTCGAGCCAAGATCGCGCTACCGGCCAAGCGCGCACGGTCCCCAAAAGAGCAGGTCGCAGCATGACTCGCGTCACCGCCCCGCTGCACCTGAAGGTCAGCAGTGTTTCGCTCGACGGCGCTCTAGCGTCCGCCCGGTCGGTATTTGATGTGCTTGCTGCCACGAGTGGCCTTGCTGAGCGCATCATTCCAGACTTTCCCGACTTCATCAGTGGCGTGACTGGTAGCGGCTGCGCCGATCTGCGCTTTGAAGCTGGCAATCTGTTCGGGCGTGAAACGGTCGACATGACCGCACTCGGGGCATGCGAAGTCATCTTCCATCCGAGTGATCGGTACGTCGAATTTGTGTCCGCAATCGCCGGTGACCGGGATGTGTCCTGTAACTTGGACGTCCATGGCTGGCCTATCCTTTCGTCGGTGTCTGGAAGCACGACGATAGCTGGAAGGGAGGATGGCGCAACCGTCCTCCCGGAAAGCACCCGCCCCGCTGACGCTGCGGTGTCAGCATGAGCGCCGACATTATCAGCTTCGATGCCGTGAAGGCGACCCGCTACCTCGAACAGGCGCTGTTCGGCTTCCTCAACGACCCGGCAGACAGCGAGCACCAGCGCGGTTTCCTCTGTGCGCTGCTCGTTGTCTACGAGGAAGGCCTTGGCCGCGGGCATCAGGACGACCGGATCACGCTTCTGCGTGCACAGGCGGGCATTCCCGCACCGGTGATCGCATGACCGGCTACCTCATCGGTGCTGCATGGGGCTTCAGCAGCGTAGCCGCCGGCCTGCTCATCGTCCGCGCCATTCATGCCGCCGATCTCCGCGATCAGGTCTGCGAAATGCAGGGCCCACGCAGCTTCCGCCAATATCCCGCTGACCAGCGTCTTGAACGCCGGGGCTTCGCTGAGCGGGGAAACAATCAACCTCATGCAGGAGCTTCTAAGTGAGCAACCGCAGCAATTCCGCTCAATCTGGTTCTATCACGTCGGACGAACGGATACGGAACGTCCTCAGCCGCCACATCCGCAAGGCTTACGACACCCGCAGCTTCACGCGCGCCTCGTTGGCTGAGGAAAGCGGCGTCAGCGTCCACCAGATCGACCAGATCGTCTCGCATGATCCGGCAAGGCAGCGTCGCGTCGCAGCGGAGGACATGCTGAACCTCGCCTACACGCTTGGCGATGGTGCCGTGAACGCCGTGCTGGCGGAGATCAGCTATACCGCCCGTCGATCGTCGGACGTCGACATGCTCGCACCGATGATGATCGCCGCGACCGCCATGCAGGGCCTTTCAGTGATCGCCAGCGCTGCCGCTGATGGTCGCATCGATCACATGGAACAGCCGTCCTGCCGCGACGCTGCCGACCTTATCATCGCGACGGTGAAGCCGCTTTCCAGCTTGGGGGAGCGCTGATGACCTCGCGCTTCAACGTTCGCGGCCTGTTCCGCGTCCCTGCCCCGATGCAGTCGGATCCGTTCGGGATCGACGCCGCCCTTGCCGAGCGCAAAGCTGCCCGCCCTGCCCGTGTTGCCGCTGCCAAGCGTGGCCGGGAGGCGCGCGCATGACACCTCCGAACGATCTGGTCGATCGCCTGCTGACGGATCACAGCGCCGAAGCAGCGTTCCGCACGCTGAAGGGTAGCGGCTACGACATTTCGATCCACCGGCTGCACACCCGGATTTCGCAGCTGATCTCGACGGGCAAGCGCCAGCCGATCGCGCATGGCGAGCGTGAGATGCCGTCGGCGCTGACGATGGATGTTCCGCGCGGTTCTTCTCTGGAGGGTAGCGAGAAGCTGCTGCGCGCCCAAATTCGCGCCGGCCAAGTGTTCCCCGACGCGATGGCGCGATGGGAAGCTCGGCATGGCCGGGTGGCGGTGGCAGCATGACACAAGGCCTCACCACACAACAGGACCGAATGCTTGGCCTCCTGAAGGCCAGCGAGCGCACGCCGTCGTATCGCCAGATGCAAGACGCGCTCGGCACCCGTTCAATGTCGTCCATCAGCCGGATCATCGAGGATCTGGAAGCCAAGGGCCTGATTGAACGGCTGCCTAACCGGGCACGGGCTATCCGCGTCGTGCCTAATCCTCGCCCTTGGGCAGAGTCGTTGCTGGACGAGCAGACGGACGCTCTCATCGCTGAAGTTCGCCGGCGCGGTTTTACCGTGGAGGCGCGGGCATGACCTTCGACCTCCCCATGCCTCCCAGCGTGAATAACATGTACGCGACATTCAACGGACGGCGCATCCCTTCGCGCGAGTTCAAGGCGTGGAAGCTGGCAGCGGGCGCTGCGTTAGGCTCGCAGTACGCGGCCATGGGCTCGCCAGCCCTGCACCGCCCTGTGGCGCTCAGCATCCGCTTGGGGCTCAATTATCGCGGTGACATCAGTAACCGCATCAAGGCGGTTGAGGATTTGCTGGTCGACACGCTGGAGATGCCTAACGACCGGTACATTGACCGTGTGCTGGTCGAGCGCGACCAGTCCATCGAAGGTGCCGTCGTCACCGTCGAGGGCAGCTACGCCGGAGAGGCCCGCCCGATTGGCGAGATCGTCCGCCCCATCATGACTCGTCTTGCTGCGCAGGTGACGGAATGAGCGCGCATAGCAACGTCATCGAGGCCGAATACGCCCTGCTCGGGGGGCTGGTCTACGACAACAAGCGGATTGATGCGGTTGCCGACGTTCTGGCGGTGGCTGACTTCGCCGATCCCTACCTCGGCCATGTGTTCGGCCTCATCGTGTCGGAATACAGCCAAGGCCGGGCGGCCAATCCAATCACCTTGCGACCATTGCTGGGCGGCACGGACAGCTACGCGGCGGTCGGCGGTGACGCATTCCTTGCGAGCATGATCGTCAACGGTGCCGGGGTGCCAGCGTTCGACACCGCGCAGATGATCGTCCGCACAGCCAAGCGCCGTCGCTTGGTCGAGGGCCTTACTGCCAGCGCTGATTTGGCTAAGGATGGCACCGCCACTGTAGCTGAGATCGTAGACGCTGCTGACAGCGCGATCGTCACGGCGACATTCGATGCCGAGAGCGCCGTCGAACTGACCGGTGCAGCTTGCGTCGCCAAGCTGATGAATTCCTTCGGCCAGCCGAAGAAGGGCGTGAAGTGCGGCGTCATCGGCCCGATGGATCAATTGCTGGGCCCGTTGCGCAAGAAGCAGCTGGTAATCCTCGCTGCCCGTCCCGGCATGGGTAAGACCGCCGCGGCGCTGTCGTACACGCTCGGGGCGGCGCAGGCAGGTCATGGCGTCCTGTTCGTCAGCCTGGAGATGGGGGGCGAGGAACTGGCCAGCCGCATGGCCGGCGACCTCTGCTTCAACGGGCGCTCCGGCGTGCCGCTCGACGACATTCTTGCTGACGACCCAACGCCTTCGACCATCCGAGCTGTCGGGCAGGCCATGGGGATGCTGGAGGACATGCCAGTTTCGATTGTCGATACCGGCAAGCTGACGATCGGCCGTCTCGGCATGATGGTTCGCCGGCACGCCCGCCGTATGTCTGCCAAAGGCCATGAGCTTGAGCTGGTCGTAATCGACTACCTCCAGCTGCTATCGCCCGACACGAAGGGCCGCAGCAACTATGAGGCGGTCAGCGAGATCAGCCGCGGCCTGAAGGCTATCGCCAAGGATGCCGGGGTCGCGATCCTTGCCCTCGCCCAGCTCTCCCGTGAGGTTGAGAAGCGCACCGATCGCCGGCCGCAGCTAAGCGACCTTCGCGACAGTGGCCAGATCGAGCAGGACGCGGATGCCGTCGTGTTCCTCGTCCGCGAAGAATACTATCTCCGCCAGAATGAGCCGGAAGAAGGCAGTGCCGAGCGCCATGATTGGGAGCAGGCGCTGGCGGCGGTCGAGAACCAGATCGAGTTCATCTGCGCCAAGCGCCGCAATGGCCGCATAGGGTCCGCCAAGGGCCAGTTCTTCACCCGGTTCCAAGCGGTGCGCGGATGAGCCTGTCTGCCGCCGTCATTGATGCCCTTGTGGCCGCTGGAGCTACTGTAGAACAGCTGGCGGCAGCAGTGAAAGCCGATCTAGCTGAGGCGGATGTGCGCGCCCGCTCGAAAAGGGAAGCCGATGCGGAGCGCCAGCGTCGGTCTCGGGGCAACCGCAGGGTGTCACGCAATGTCACTGTGACACCGCGTGACACGTGTGACACCTCCCCTGAGGTTTCCCCCAATGATATATATTCTAACCCCCATCCTAACCCCACCTCGGACGCTGAAGCGTCTCCGCCACTCGCCGCTCGGGTCGTGGAAGCTTGGAACGATGGACCGGGGAAGCGAGGGGCCACCACCGCCAAGCCTCTGAACGCCGATCGCCGGAAATCGCTTAGTGTCCGGCTGCGGGAGCATTCCGAAGCTGAGGTTTTCGAGGCGATCGGGAACCTCGCCGCCAGCGATTGGCACTGCGGCAAGAACGACCGCGGCTGGTGCGTCAACATCGGCTGGCTGCTGAAAAGCCCGGAGAATTTCCAGAAGGCGTTGGAACTTCAGCCGCGCACCCCGCCAGCCGGTGCGAACTGCAACGCCCCGACCGACTTGGTGCAAGAGATCCTCCGCCGGCAGAGGTCAGCATGACATGCGCAACGACGGCACCCCGCCGCGGTTCGAGACGGTGGATATTCGCTTCCGCAATGGTGCCACAGCCCGAGGGGTCAAGCCATCCTCCTACCGCTGGAGCGTGGACGATCCCCGCTTTGGGGTCGGGTATGCCTTCGACATCCTCAAATATCAGCGAGCCAAGCCATGACTGACGCTCAGGTAATTGCCGTCGCTGCCATCGGGTTCGCTCTGTGGTGCATGTGGTCGGTGATGCGCCACCAGAGCCGCGTGAGGGATCGCAGCGCGCAGCGACATGACGCGCAGCGGCATGGCCGGAGGCAAGAGCCCGGTCCGTCAGGACACGCCCCGGATCAGTCGCCCACCCCACACGCAGGAGAGAGAGATGAGTGAGACGGTCGATAGGGTCCTGACTGAACTCGACAGCTTGGCTGAGAACTGGGCTGTTGAGAACCGCATGCAGGCCATCGCTGAGAAACTGGCTGAGGCCCCGACTGAGAAACGTGCTGCCAGCATCCTCGCGATGTTCGAGCTGGCCTTTGCGGAAGGCTACTACCGTGCTGCTCTGTCTCGACCGTCGGAACAGGAGTGGGGCGGATGACCCAAGAGGATAAGGGGCGGGACCCGTCCACCCCCGCAAGCAAGGGAGAGACGGACCATGGCTAAGCCCAAGACGAAGAACCGCCGCGCACGCATGGCAGCCGGCCGCAGCAGCGAGCGTCACCTTGACGCCAGCCCCGAGCGGTTGGCCAAGGGCGACGACTTCGAGTTCATCAACCCGGCCAAGATCGACAGCAGCGAGCAGCCGATCGGCAACGTTCGCCGGTTCCGCAAGACGCCTCACCTCGATCGCTGGCACAACAACGGCGTGATCACGCAACGTCAGTGGTGGGCTGGTGACGCGTACCGCCGGCTCTACGAGGGGATGCAGAACCTGCCCCGTGTCGTCTCGTCCTACGGCGAGCGCACGACGGGTGGTGAGCCTGACTATGGCTTGGCCCGTACCGATGCTCAGGCACGGCGCCGCGTGTCGTTTCGTGCTGCCCGATCCATGCTGCCCCTCGATGTGCTCGGGCTGGTAGACAAGCTGCTGTTGCGCAACGACCTGCCGGAATACCGCGGCCGCAAGCAAATGCACGCGATCGAAGAGGCAAGGCGCGGGCTCGATGCACTGGCCACGCACTTCGAGTGCAGGCGCGCGGATCAGTCCCTTGACGACCGGAACATTCTACTTTACGGAAACACATGATTTAGAGGCGCGCCCGGAGCAGGGGTTGCGCCTCTTTCTGTATCTGGCTCAGGCCAGTCCCGGCAGCGAGACACCCGACGCACATTCGGATGGAAGCTGAGGCAAGCGATCGGCACTGGCTGCGCGCCGGGTTACTTTCATGAGGGCGGACCTTTAACAGACGACAGTCGCGGCGACTGCGTTGTCCATGCTGCCTACGTTTAAAGCGTCCCGCCCACCCTTCGGGGTCTGACAGGCGCAAAGCATGGAAACGCGACACACCCATCAACGCCTTCGCGGCCGGGCAGCAGTAACCCAACGCAAGCGCCGCCTCGAAGCCGAGCCTCTATGCCGCCTCTGCAAGCGCAAGGGCGTCGCCCGCCTCGCTACCGTACCCGACCACATCATCCCCTTGGCTAAGGGCGGCACGGACCACGACAGCAACATCCGTTGCCTGTGTGCTGACTGCCATGACGAGGTGACGCGGCAGGAGTTTGGGTGGAAGCCCAAGGCGCCGACCATCGGGCTCGACGGGTGGCCTGTTGAGAACCGAAACGGACATGACGCGGCCTGATCCGACCGGATCGGACGTGACACCGACCAGATTGGACTGATCGAGGCCGGGGGGGGGGGGGGGTTCCAAAGTCCAGAGCGGACCAAGCGGAAACCGGCGCCAGTGTGTTTTTCTCACATCCACATTTGAGAGTTCAATCTGATGGCCAATCCGAGAACGCCGGTGGCGAAGGCCAAGGCGACGGGCGCGGCGATCAAAAATCCCGGCCGGCACGCGAGCCGTTCGGACCCCAAATCGACCCCGCTGGGCGCGCCTTCGACGTTCCTCGACCTCCACGGCAAGCAGGCATGGGAAGGCTACCGGCAGGAATTGCCCTGGCTGATGGAGGCGGATCGCTCGCTGGTCGAGATCGCGGCGAGTGTCCGCGGTCGGCTACTGAGCGGCGATGATGTCGGGGTGACCGCGCTGAGCATGCTGCAATCGATCCTGAGCAAGATGGGCGGCTCGCCGGCGGACCGAAGCAAGGTGGCAACTGGCGATGACGAACCGCAGGAAGACGAGTTCTTCGGCGCCAACTGATCGCGGCACACAGTACGCGCTGGATGTGGTGGCCGGGAAGTTCGTCGCCGGGCCTCACGTTCGCAACGCCTGCCGTCGGCATCTGGACGATCTGGAACACGGCGGGCGGCGAGGCCTGACCTACTCGGTGGCGCACGCAGAGCGGGTCCTTCGGTTCTTTGAAACCCGACTGCGGCTCAACGGCGGGCAATTCGAAGGCAAGCCGTTCGTGCTGCACCCTAGCCAGGCGTTCAAGCTGTCGTGCTTGTTTGGATGGCTGCGAGCAGATGGGACGCGGCGGTTTCGCCGGGCGTACATCGAGGAGGGCAAAGGTAACGGTAAGTCGCCGTTCGCTGGCGGTGTCGGGCTTTACGGCATGATGGCCGACGATGAACCCGGCGCTGAGATTTACGCGGTGGCCGCACATCGGGACCAGGCGAAGATCCTGTTCAACGATGCGGTGACGATGGTCGAGCAATCGCCCGATTTGTCGAGCCGCATCACACCGTCGGGCGGGCCGGGCCGGGTCTACAACATGGCGTGGCTGCCGAAGGGTTCGTTCTTCCGGCCGCTGTCACGATCAGCGGGCAAGTCGGGCTCGGGGCTTCGTCCTCACATGGGGTTGGCTGACGAGCTGCACGAACATCCGAACCGTGACGCGGTGGAGATGATCGAGCGCGGTTTCAAGTTTCGCCGGCAGCCGCTGCTGCTGATGATCACGAACAGCGGGTCGGATCGCAACTCAATCTGCTATGAGGAACACGAACACGCGGTGAAGGTGGCCGCGGGAACCCTGACGCCGGGCGACGATTTCGCCTACGTCGGCGAGCCGATCGACGACACGACGTTCAGCTTCGTCTGCTCCCTCGACCCGAAGGATGACCCGCTCAAGGACCCGACGTGTTGGGGCAAGGCAAACCCCCTGCTTGGCACGATCCTGACCGAAGAATATCTGGCCGGCGTGGTGGCGCAGGCGAAGGCCCTGCCCGGCAAGCTCAACGGCATACTACGGCTTCACTTCTGCGTCTGGACCGACGCGGATGCAGCGTGGATGTCCCGCGCGGTGCTGGAGCCCTGCCTGGCTGACTTTGATCCGCTGGAGGAGCATGCAGGCAAGCGAATTGCGGTGGGGCTCGACCTTTCGCAGAACCGGGACATCACGGCGAAAGCCATGGTGGTCGAAACCGGTTCGACGGTGGTCGAGATCGAAAGCGATGGGCGCAAGATGCAGGTCGAAAAACCGACCTACGACGCATGGATCGAAGCATGGACGCCCGGCGACACAATCGCTGAGCGGGCTACGCGCGACAAGGCACCCTACGAGGTTTGGGCCACGCAAGGGTTTTTGCAGGCGCCGAAGGGACAGAGCATCCGCTTTGACCATGTGGCGCAGGCGCTGGCCGACGATGACCGGACCTATGACATCGGCATGGTCGGTTATGACCGGTACGCCTTCCGGCGGTTCGAAGAGGAAGTCGCGAAGCTCGGGTTGAGCATCAACTTCGTGGAGCATCCCCAGGGCGGCACCAAGAAGGGCAAGCCGACCGAAGAGATGATCAGGGCGGCGAAGACAGAGCAGCGCGAGCCGGAAGGCTTATGGATGCCGGGCAGTTTGCGCGCGCTGGAAGAGGCGATGATGGAGGGCCGCATCCGGCTGCGCCGGAACCCGGTGCTGGTGTCGGCAATGATGTCGGCGGTCACCGACGAAGACCGCTGGGAAAACCGATGGCTCGCCAAGGAGCGGGCAACGAACAAGATCGACGCAGCCGTAGCGCTGTGCATGGCTCTTGGCACAGCCATGGCCATGCAGCGCGCCGAAGCCTTCGATTTCATGGCGATGATCGCCTGAGGAGCTAGCGAATGCAGGTGATGCACAAGGCGGTCGCACGCGCGGCCGGCGCCGACCCGCTGCGTTTCGTGATGAGCGATGCCACCGTGGATCGTTACGGAGACGTCGTGGAGCCAGCCGGGTGGAAACTCGGCAACTTCAAGAAGAACCCGGTGGCTCTTTTCGGTCACGACAGTGCGTTTCCGATTGGTAATTGGAAGAACGTCCGGGTCGAAAACTCGGCGTTGGTCGGCGACCTCGAAATGCTACCTGAGGGAAAGAGCGCCCGGGTCGACGAGATCCGTGCCTTTGTCGAAGCGGGCATGTTGCGTGCCGTCTCTGTTGGCTTCCGCGGCATCAAGGCCGAACCGATCGCGAATGGCGGTCTCCGATATACTGAAAGCGAGCTGGTCGAATGCTCGGTAGTCGCGATCCCCGCGAACCCGAACGCGATCCAGCTTGCCAAGCACCTGAACCTTTCCCGCGATGCTCAACAACTGATCTTCGGCGAGTCTGCCAACGAGATCGCCCTTGAGCGCCGCACCTTCGGCGAGCCCGCCTTGATCCCGACCCTTTCAAGGAACACCAATATGTCTACGCTTGCACAGCGTATCGAGAATACGCAGAACGAAATCACGCAGCTGCGCGACAACCTGTCGACCGCCATCGAGAACGGCGCTGACATCGACAGCCTCACCGGAGACATCGAGCAGAAGAGCACGACGCTCGACTCGCTGCGCCGCGCTGAAGCCGCGCTGGCTGGTACGCCGGCATCTGCTCAGACCATCACGGTCGAGGCCCGCCCGGTCGAGCAGCGCAGCGTTGCGCCGGTCCGCCCGTTCGCAATGCCGGCCAAGAAGGTCGAGCCGGTCGATCACATCTTCCGTTCGATGGTCGTCGGCCTGCTTGCGCACGCCCGAAAGGTGCCGATGGAGTCGGCGCTGAAGATGGCCTACGGCGAAGACGTGGCAACGAAGGCCGTCATGGACGTGCTGACCCGCTCGGCCACCGTGCCTGCCGATAGCGTCACCCCCGCATGGGCTGGCGCCTTGGTCGAGACGGCAATCGGCGATTTCTTCGACCTGCTCCTCCCGACCTCGATCTACCCACGGTTGTCGGCGATCGGAGGCCGGTTCGGCTTCGGTCGTGCGGGTTCGGTTAGCCTTCCGACCCGTTCGGCAACGCCGACGGTTGCCGGCTCTTTCGTCGGTGAAGGCGCTGCAATTCCCGTCCGTCAGGCCGGCTTCAGCAGCACCACCATCACGCCGAAGAAGATGGCGGTCATTACGACTATGACGCGCGAGATCACGGAGCACTCCACTCCGCAGATCGAGCAGGTTCTGCGTCAGGCTATCCAGGAAGATACCTCGATCGCCCTCGACAGCGTGCTGCTCGATGCTAACGCCGGCACCACCGTTCGTCCGGCTGGCATCCGCAACGGATCGTCGACCGCAGCCGGCACGGCTGGCGGCGGCATGGCCGCTCTGGTCGCCGACGTTAAGGCCATGCTCGGCGTGCTGACTGCTGCCACCAACGGCAACGTCCGCAACCCGGTCTGGCTGATGAACCCGGCACAGACGATCAGCATCAGCCTGACGCAGGACGGAACGGGCCAATTTCCGTTCGCCGGCGGCATCGCGAACGGCACCTTTATGGGCTACCCGGCGATCATCTCGTCGACTGTGCCCATCGGCACCGTTGTTCTCGTCGACGCGGCCGACTTCATGTCCGCGGTTGGCGATGTGCCGCGCTTCGACGTGAGCGATCAAGCCGTGCTGCACATGGAAGACACGGCGCCGGCGCAGATCGCATCGGCAGGAGCTGTTCCGACCGGCGGCTCCATCCGTTCCATGTTCCAGACCGATAGCCTCGCTTTGCGCATGATCATGGACGTCAGCTGGGCCATGCGCCGGACTGGCACGGTCGTCGTCCGTACCGCAGTCACCTGGTAATCTGATCGGCCGGGCCTCGGCTCGGCCGTTCTCCTTTGTGGAATAACGAATATGCCGACCAATCAGGAAATCCTCGACGAAGGCCGCAAGGCACTCGAAGCGCAAAATAAGGCCGCTATGCAGCGGACTGAGAACGTCCAGCCGACGCCTACTCAGGCTGAGGTCGACGCTGCCAAGCTGGGGACCCCCACCCTCGAAGAACTCGATGGGAAGGAAGACCACGGCGCGCCGGAGGAAAAGACCCTTCAGGCAGGCGGAGCCGGCGAATATACGACGCGCCAGACGCGCGCCAAGAAGTCGGCCGCGGAGTAATCTGAGTGGCAGGGTTTCTCACCAAGGTTCTGTCTCTCGGCCGCAAGGCTGATGCGACGACCAAAGCTGGCGAGGGACCCTACCCGCTCCCTGTGACAGGCGGATGGCTGCCTATGGGCGCCCCCCTAAACTGGTGGCAGACTGGCATGGAGCCCGTCTCTGGCGCACGGTCGTCAATGGTGGAGGCTTGTGTCTCCGCTTACGCTCAAACCCTAGCAATGTGCCCGGGCAACCACTGGCGCTGGACTGCCGATAAAGGTCGTGAGCGCGTAAGCAACTCAGCACTCGCGCGTATTATCAAATACCCCAACGACTACCAGTCGATCTCGGACTTTCTGCTGAACGTCACGCGCTATCTGCTTGAAGAGGGCAACGCTTACGCCTTGATCATCCGGAACAATCGGTTCGAGCCGATCGAATTGCATCTGATGAACAGCCATTCCTCAACGCCGCAGATCGCGGTTGACGGCTCAATCTTCTACAATCTGAGCGGGAACCCGATCGTTGATGCCCGGATTGGGCCGAACATTACCGTTCCTGCCCGCGACGTGCTGCATATAAAGCTGCACACCCCGCGCCATCCACTTTGGGGCGAAACCCCGCTCGCCGCTGCTGCGCTGGAGCTTGCAGCCGGTAACGCTGCGCTTACGCACCAGGTGAAATTCTTCCTCAACCAGTCGCGCCCGTCCTTCATCTTGAGCACTGATGCCAACCTGACCATTGAGCAGGTCCGCATGCTGCGTGCCAGCTGGAACGAGCAGTCGAAAGGCATGAACTCCGGCGGTACCCCGATCCTTTCGTCCGGGTTGAAGGCGCAGGCCATAGGCTCGACTGCCAAGGACGCCGAACTCGCCAGCATCTTGCGCGTCTCCGACGAGGCAATCGCCCACGTCTATCGCGTTCCGCTTCAGGTGCTCGGGACTGGCGACACGCCGTTCGCCTCGACTGAGGCCCTGATGAATTCGTGGCGCGCCGGCGGCTTGGGCTTCTTGCTCAACCACATCGAGGAAGCGATCGGCCTCCAATTCCGTCTTGGTGGACAGCCGGAAGAGTATCTGGAGTTCGATACGTCAGCTTTGCTGCGTTCGAACTTCAAGGAGCGTGTCGAGGGCTGGGCTGCGGGGACGCAAGCCGGCATCTTTGATCGGAACACGGCCCGCGCCGATTTCGAACAGGCCCCGGTCAAGGGCGGTGATGAACCATGGGTGCAGCAGCAGGATCTCCCCCTTAGCGTTGCGGCTGATTTGGCGAAGAACCCGCCGGCGCCTCCATCTCCAATTGCCCTCCCGGCGCCTGATGAACCGACGGACGCTGATCGCTCGGCTCAGTACCGGGCCAAGTTCAAAAAACACCTTCGGGAGACGCTGAATGCTTGATGCCGAGGCGCTGGCGGAGGTTACCGCAGAGATCGTGCGGGATCACGTGGCCAAATGCCTCGAACCCGTGGTCGCTGAGAATGGAAGGCTGCGCGAGCGGATTGCGGTTCTCGAAGCGCGCGAAGCCGTAGTTCCCGACCTTGCAGCCATCCAGGCCCTTGTAGATGAGGCAGTAGCGGCCATCCCGCCAGCTGCACCCGGCAAAGACGGTCAAGACTTCGTTCCTGACATGGGCGAAGTTGCGCGCATTTTGGACCAAAGCGTTGCGCGCCACATGGCAGAAATCGAGCTTCCCAAGGATGGCACCAGCGTCACGCTGGACGACTTGAAGCCGCTTATCGCGGAAGCGGTGACCAAGGCTGTTGGAAGTATACCAACACCAAAGGACGGCGTCGGCCTCGCTGGCGCGTTGATCGATCGCGCCGGTGACCTGATCGTCACGCTAACCGATGGCTCGACACGCTTGCTCGGCCCTGTCGTTGGCCGTGACTACGATCCCGCGGCCTTAGAGCGCGCCGTTGGCGATGCTGTCGCGCAGATACCGGCGCCCAAGGACGGCGACCCCGGCAAAGACGCTGACCCGGCTGTCATCAAACAAATGATCGAAGAGGTCGTCGCGACTATCCCGATCCCCAAAGACGGGCGAGATGCATACGCTGGCCAAGCGCGCGGTCTGTTTGATCCCTCCGCTCAATATCGCGCCATGGACGTCGTATCGTTCAACGGCTGCGAATGGCGGGCGAAGTCCGACAGCCCGGGGGAGTTGCCCGGAGAGGGGTGGATGCTGTCGGCGCAGCGCGGCAAGCCCGGAAAGCCCGGTGACCCCGGCAAGCCGGGCCTTCAGGGCAAGCAGGGGGCGTCTGTTATCGCTGGGCGGCTCGATGCCGAGAACATGCAGATGATACTTGCTCGCGATGATGGCGAAGCAGTGACGCTCGACTTCTACCCCTTCGCTGAGGCGATCCGCACGGCCTGATCGGTCGAGCCCCTGATTACGAGGTCCTATCTATGGCATACAACATCCCGACCCGCGGCGGACGCGGTTCAGGCAATGCTGCTCCGTACGTGCCAGCCTTGGGCGACCTTGTGCTTTCTGGCGCACTCGTCGCTGGCGTGGCCTCGTCGGGAACAATCTTGAACGCTACGCCCGGGTCTACGATCACCAGTGCAGTGACTGGCCTCACAATCAACAGCGGCTCGCGCACTTACACATACAGCGGTGCCGGTGCTGCCGGATCGACCAACAACGGCCTGACCGAAACGCTGGCGGGCGCCACCTTCAGCCCCCGAGGCAATGTCGTTACCATTGTCTCAGGCGCGATCCCCGCGTTCACTTCTAATCCATCGATTACGCCTCTCGGCGGCAATACCGGCGCGACCTATACCGGCATCGACGGCGCGATGAACAACGGAGGATCCGTTCTTAGCCGACGCTGGTTGCTTAACGGTACTTCGATCGGCACGGGAACGACGGTAGTGCCGGTTTCCGCTGGTTCTCTGGTGTTCGAGAATACCGGTACGGGCAACGTGGTCGCCAGTTCGGCCGCTGTGGCGATCACCGTTGCCGCGTCCGATCCCACCATCGCCTTTGCCAACCCCACCGTGTCTGTCACCGAAGGCGACAACGGCACGAAGACCGTCTCCAACACGATCAACGTGACTCGCAATGGGGTGACCGGTGCCCTGACCATCAACCTGACTTATGGCGGCACCGCTACGAGCGACGCTGACTACGTAGCAGGGCCTGTATCTCTTACCTTGGCGGACAGCGTCAGCAGCGGCAGCTTCGACCTGACGATCAACGGCGATACGACCGTCGAGGCGGACGAGACGATCATCATCAACGCGGCGCTGTCGGGTTACGCCGCGACTGCCAGCAAGACGATCACAATCGGGAATGACGACGTGTTGGGCGGCACCCTCACGCCCTATGCCCTGTCGTCGGAAACGCAGTCTGTCGGCGCGACCAGCGCCTATTCCACCGCCACGCCCAACCGCATGAACCGGCTCGACCGCCTTGCGCGTCGCCTGAAGGCCGCGACCAAGACGATCAACGGCGCAGCGGTGTCGATGACAAACCCCGCCGGGAAGACCATCTGGCAGGCGCTGCGCGGCCTCTACATCGTTGGCGACACGGAAGGTCAGTGGATGACCAACCTGAAGTCGCCGGGCACGAACGACCTGACAAAGGTCGGCGCGCCCGTGTTCGTCGCCAAGGAAGGCGTCGGCGGCTTCTCCACCACGGCATATTATGACACGGGCATCACGCTCGCGTCCATGTCGGCAACGGGCGCATCGCTCGGCATGCAGATCGCTCCAACGGCGGTAGGCGGTGCGACGGGTGGCGAAAGCAGCAATCCTGATATCGGCGCCTATGACGGGACGGCAGGGCTTGCTTTGTGGGGGCTGACCACCTCGACCCGCATTCAGGCGCGCATCTTCCAAACGTCTGCATCGCAGGCAATCGGGACCACGTTCTTCAATGGCGGCGGATTCATGGGGGCGGCCCGGCGGACGGCGAACGGAGCGGTTCACTCGACGCGCCACGGCGTGCCGCTGGTTGCGCCCACGGTAAGCACGGCTGAGGTGGCCGGCACTTTCGTTCCGTCTACTTCCACCACCACGCTTGGTATCGGCAACGTCCCCGGTTCGGCCGGGGCATCGGTGCGGGCGCTATCGGCGGTCTACTTCGCGGAAGAACTGACGCCGGATCAGGAAACCGAGCTCACCACAGCGATCCAGGATTACATCTACAGCGTGCGCTGGGGCGATCCCTTCATCTACGAGCGGGGCATTGGGCCGGCGAATATCACCGCCGATCTCGTCGTCTACGGACTGTCACAAGCGGCTCTCAGCGCGGCCTACGAAGCCAAGCGAGCCGGGCGCACGGTGGCGCTGGTGGGCGACTGGTACGACAGTCAGGTATGGGACGTCGGAGGCATGCCCTCCAATGGCCTGAACTGGGAGGACGCGAAGGTCTTCACCAAGGTCGGAGGCGCGTGGCGGGACATGGTGTCATATGCCAATTCGATCCCCGGCACGACCAACGTTGACACGCAGGCGGCGCAATCACCCGAGCCGCGCTACATCAATGCCGCGGCACGGCGCATGCTTGATCCGGCGCGGAGCGGAAGCCTGCTCCCCGGGATGGATATTCCGGTCTACATGACCGGGGGTATCACCGGCGTTACCAAAACGGGCGCCGCCCTCAACACGATGATCACGGCTGACGGTCGCACGTTCACCGGCAAGGTGTTCATCGACGCCAGCTATGATGGCGACCTGAATTACTACAGCGGTGCGCCAGTGTTCACCGGACGCGAGGCGGCGGGCCCCGGGCTGGAAGCCAAGAACGGCTTCTACACCGGCACGATCGAGACGGTTACCGACAATACCACGGCGCTGGCACTCGACCCGTATGTGACCCCCGGCAACCCCGCCAGCGGCCTTTTGCCCGACATCGTTGATGTGTCGGCAAAGGTCTCCGGTGCGCAAGATACCGCGCATCAAGCGATGAACAACCGGCTCACCGTGACCACGACGCGGGCTCGCTATGCGCCCTTCGATCGAGTGCCCCCGCGCAATTACACGGCGCTGCGGTAT